AGTGGAAGATCACCTGACTCGTTCCAAAGAAGCTCTGGCTGCGTTCCACACTGAGTTGCAGAACGCCGAGATCGATGTAGAGGCTGAAGCCAAAAACATCTCTACCGGGGATGCCAAAACGTCCCAGGCCTCAGCCGACAAGATCATCAACTTGTCCATGGCATCGGCCGAACGCCTGAGTACAGAGCTCGCAGACAGCTTGGCAAGCAATGCTTCGTTGACTGAGGGTCAGCGTGAGTACTTCCGCAAGTTCTCTGCCGCGCGCGCACAGGAAAACAGTCTCCTGAGCTTGGGTGACGTGAGCCAACAGGTCTACTTTGGCAAGGCTGCAGACCCTGCCAAGGGCTTGCCCCGTATGTTGGGTATCAAGGACTACCGATCGGAGGTCGGTGCAGCCTTGGCCAGTGGCAATAAGCGTGCGGCCGACATCATGCTCAGCCATCTCGGCAAGTTTGTCGCTGACCATGCTCAAAAAGCGGCCTTGGCTGAAAGCGCTTTCAAAGCTGCCAAGGCTAGCCCTCAGACGTCACGTCTGGTGAGCGATGGTCAGGGTGGTTGGTCTGTCAAACCCGGTGCTTGGGCATCTGAACAAGCACGTATCGACAACGGAGGTCTGAACATTCATGGGAACTCGGGCAAGGTTGTCTCCGAGCTCCGCACTGAGTCTGACGCATTGACTGCAGCTCAAGATGAGTTGACTGCAGCCTACAACAACAAGTTTGGTGGTGCCGATGTCAAGAACGTATCACAACCTCAAGAGCAGCAAGCCGTACCGAGCAAGTCTTCCGAAGAAGCCAAGACAGAAACAGGTGCCGATCAGGGAAGTGGAAACGGACAACCTAAGAAGGTCGCCTCAGTACAGTCTGATGAGAAGGGTGGAGTAACTAAAGCGACTGAGGAGGCTCCTGCCTCTTCTGCGAACTCTGCAGAGAACTCAGATCAACTCCAGTCTAATGAAGGTACCACAGTAGAGCCTGAAGGCCAAACGGCCGAAGGCGTGCCGGAGGCACATGGCCCTGGTCTGAGCGTGCTCAGCAACAAGACGGCTGAAGAGGAACTCCCAGCGGGTACCAAACTGGGTGCGGTGTACCGCAAGATCAACAAAGTAGTGGCATTCCTGAAGCAGTCCAAGGTCAAGGTCGACAAGGATGCGGACATTGCCAAGGATCGTCCACTGGTGTCGGTGCAGAACCTCATGGCTCTGTGGCGAGACGGCACCGTCACCCCATCGGACTTCTTCCCTGATGGTTTGATGGATGCCGAGATCGGTGCCCTGAACACCTTTCAGAAGTTCCACGATCAGTGGGCTCCGCTGATTCGAGCCAACCTGATCAAAGGTGGTTTGCCCAACTTGAAGAGTGGCAAGTTGCCCAACCCAGAGTTCGCATTCGAAGATCCTCTGCAGGACTTCTTCAATGAAGACGGGTCGATCGACGAGAACGTGGTCACGGCCATTGCCTACGGTGCCTACTCATGGCTCGTGGATTCGATGAACAACCCAGCGCTTAAGCAGGACGAAGACATCCTGAAGATGCACGGGGTTCAAGACGGTGAGGTGAGTGTTTCCTCCGAAGGTCGTCAGGCCCTGCGTGGGTACGCCGCTTTCCAAGACACTGCCGCTGCAGCGATCGGCCGCTACGTAGTTGATTCGCTTGGTTTGAAAGCCAACGACAAGGCCGTAGCTGACTACCTGTCCAAGGTGAAGACAGCTTTTGGTCTCCAAGCCCTGGTGCTCTTGGCTTCGGACAAGGTCAACATGGTGAACTTCGACACGATCAGTGGCGACGTGCTCAACGAGTACTTGCCTGGGATCAACATCGAACCCACCGGCCGTACCCAAGGCCGAGTGAACAAGGCTGGCGAGCAGATCGAAGCGCGCGACACGTACCCCATGGTCACGTACATCGGCATTCGCCGCAACAGCGACTTCAGCCTACCCGACAACAGCAAGTCGATTGCTGATTCGTCGGTGGGCGCCTTTGGTGTGTTGGAGCGTCTTTTCAGCACTGAGAACTCCGGTACCAACGCCACATGGAAGCCAATCAAGTTCACCCAGCAGCGAGCCAAGCGCACCGGCCAAAGCATCTCCAAGATGCAACGCAAGATCCTCGAGAAGGCTCAGGCGGTTGAGCATCGCATCATCCCTGACATGTGGACGGCACTGTTCGTGTTGGGTGACAACGTGATTTTGCAAGCAGCTGGCTGGCAAGAGTACGTCGAAGACAAGATCCAAGCCGAGAACCGCGGTAGTGTTCAAGCCAAGAATCAAGGCTTGGAACACCAGCTCGACGGTATGAAGACCTTGGTTCAAGGCGCCATTGACAACTCCCCTGAGGGCATCAATCAGCCGTTCTTCCAGGCCCTGGAAGTGTGGCGGAACTTCCGTGTGGGTGTGTCGACCCGAGACATGAACCTGCAAAGCAGCAAGATTCATCGCTTCATGTTCTTCCGCCCTGAGTGGGCATCGAAGATCGACCTACAGGACCAAGCCTCCAAGGATGCTTTCTTGCTGACGGTTGCTCAAGCCTTTGGTGTGAAGGTGGACCAGCAGACCAATGCTGAGTCGGTGGCTATGTTCAACGAACGCATGGCGGCAGACAACGGTGCCATCAAGACTTTGGCCATGGACCTGAGCAAGGCACTGGCCAATCCAAAAGAGGAAGTGCTGACACCCGGTCAAAAGTCGGACATCGGTCAATTCGCTTCAGACCGCGAAGGGATGCAGACACTGCAAGCCCTGGTGGCCTATGGCAACTACCTGGTCGCCGAGCAGCGCGGTGATGCAAGTGTCGACGTGCACATGCTAGTGGGTATCGACGGCAAGACCAATGGCCCGATCTTGACCCATCTGGCTTTGGGTGCAGCAACCTCAGCCGATGAGCTCTTCACAGCCATCAACCGTGGCGGCATGTACCGTGACGCGGATGGTGTCAAGAACTACAACCACTGGTACAAGCGCGCAGCCAGCCTCGACCTGTACCAAGATCTCGCTCACAAGATTTTGCAAGGCATCAAACCTTCACCCAACTTGGCTGCGATCTACACGATCACCAAGGACATGCTGAAGGATGGGAAGGTCACGTCTGCCGGCCGTAACTTGGCCAAGACACCGTTGACCGCATTCATCTTTGGTTCCTCCATCGACAAGTCGATTGAGAACATGAAGAGCTCGTTCATTCAGAACGTGTTCGACCGTATCGAAGATGTGGCCACTGGCCGTGACAAAGAGACCTCCACTGCAGAGCTCGTCAAAGCCTTGAACACCTTGATGGGTACCAAGTTGCCGGCCAACACAACGATCGAGCAGCTCATGGGCAAGACCTTCACCAAGCAGGAGAAGGATGCGCTGGCCAATGCGTTCTACGAAACCATCGGTACCCACGTCGAAGAGACCATGAAGTCGTATTTTGACAGCTACCTGACTCGACGCAATGCCGTGAACAAGGCCTTGCAAGGTTCGTTTGCGATCTACCACGCGATCTACGCAGACCTGCGCGCGAAGGAAATGAATCGTCTGATGGATGAAGGGGAGATCTCCTTCACCGAAACGAAAGCCGGCCGCATTCCCGATCACGACATGACCGTGGAACAGGAGCAAGTCCTCCGTGACAAAGTCAAAGACATCATGCCTTGGGCACCCACGGCCTACACGCAAGGTACCGATGAAACGGACGCCGGCATCTTCATGGCGAAGACTCGTCAAGCAGTCAGCGATGCCGAGCATAACAAAGTCAAGGTGCAGCTGGGCAACCGCATCCCATCGAAGGCCAACCCCAACTGGTCCGTGTCTACTGTCACGGGCTATGCGATGAATCAGGTGGAAACATCCCCTGGTGTTGCTGGTTTGCCGTACTTCATGCACTCGTTGGACAGCTTCATCATGCACGAGTCGTTGGACGGTACCGACACCTTGAACGTGCACGACGAGGCTGGCAACGGGGTGAACAATGTCAACCGCACAGCCGAGCGTATCAACGCCGCTACATGGAAGGGGATGCTGAATTTCTCTCCAGCGACCGAAGCTTTCAACCTGCTGGCGCGCACCGTGACGAACGCCGTCAAGTTGATCGAAGCTGGTGACGTGTCTCCCGAAGCCATGGCTGCAATCCGTGAGTCATTGATTGCACAGCTGCCCTTTAGCCTGCGTGGCAAGGTGACTGATGCTGAGTTGCCTTTGTTGGTTTTGACCTACGCAAACAGCGCGCAGTTCGATGCCAACAAGATTCGCTTGGAAGCCTTGACCCAGATGACGTCGATCGACCAGTACACCTGGGAAGGTGGTCAGTACGACGTGACTCAGGCGGACCGTGACCAAGCCCAGAAGATGCTCGAGCAGCACTTGCTCACCGAACGCCTCAGCCCTGAAATGGAAGCTGCAGCCGATGCGTTGGGCAAGGCCTTGGCCGAGAACGACAAAGTCAAAGAAGCCAAAGCCGAAAAAATTGTGCTCGAGCAAGACAAGACTGGGGCCACTCCCTTCGGTGAGTTGGGTAAGCCCCTGATCCCAAGCGACCCCGCCTTGGTGGCATTCTTCAAAGCCAACCCCAAGGCAACGGCCAAGCAGGTCATCACCATGTTGGCTGAACCCGGGCGCCTCAACGACATCAACCGCAAGTTGCTGATGTTGGTCAGCCGCACGGTGAAGCCTGAGTTGCTGGTTCAGTTCGTTACCGCGGCAACAGCCCAGTCCGATGTGATCGACACTGCCGGCCGTCCAGCGCGCGGCTGGTACGTGGTCAACGGCGACCAAGAAGCCATCTACGTGTTGAGCCCTGAGTTCAAGTCGTCTGGTTTGACGACCGAAACCCTGTTGCACGAGCTCATCCATGCGGCCGTGGCCACGGTCATCGACAGCCCGTCCGCTGCAGCCAAGGAATTGGTGACCGAGCTCGAAACGCTGATGCACAAAGCCGCCGAGTACGCTCAGGCAGCTGGTTTGAGCGAGTTCGCTGATGCGCTCTCCGATGTTCAGGAGTTCGTGGCTTGGGGCATGAGCAACCGTGACCTCCAAGAGAAGGTGCTGGCCAAGATCAGCGTGCCTACCAAGACCGGCAGCAACGTGCTGGTGCAGGGCATGAAGAAGTTCATCAACACCTTGACCCAGCTCCTGTGGAAGAACGACGAGGCCGTCAACAATGGCCTCAGTGTGTTGGTCAGCAACGTGTCAGGGCTCTTCTACGAGGCCGGCCAGCAGAAAGCAACCGGCACAAAGTTGAACCTTGCCCAAGCCACTGTTGCCGCCATCGAGAAGTACACGACCTTGGACATCCACGCAGCCTTGGCAAACGGGGCTGTGAGCAGCGCATTCCAGTTCAAGCAAGCCAAGATACTCACCAGCATCGTTGAGCGCCTCCACGGCCCGTTTGGCACGTTTGCGGCCCAGATGCGCAAGACGGAAGCCGGCAACCCTCTGGCGGTGTGGCTGAAGGCGATCGAAACCGGCAAGGCGCCATTTGCTTCTGACCTGGTGAACAAGGGATTCAGTTCCTCTGCTCAGGAAGACTTTGTCATGGAGCAGGTGCAGGCGACCGTGTCTGCAGCGCTGGACCTGAACGAGGTGTCGACCAAGCCGGCCTACCGCGAGCTCTACAAGTTGTATGTGGAAACCAAAGCCAAGCTGACCGTGGCGGACTTCGTCAACGCCGGCCTCACAGCAGCGGACTACCAGTTCGTGTTTGGGGTAAGCGGTGATGCAGAGAATCGTTCGGACTATTTGTCCCGTTTTGCAGCCCTTGGATTGGGCAGCGAAAAGTTCAACAGCCTGTTGAAGTTCGAGACCACCACTGGCCGTGGTGACTTGGGCAATGCCAAGTCGATGTTTGATCGCTTGGTGAAGTGGTTCGAGTCGATGCTGGCCACCTTGAATGCCAAGGCAACGAACACCTTCATCGGTCAGGATGCTGACCAGAAGTTGGTGGCGTTGGTCGATCGTCTGATGGACATCGAAGCCAAGCATCGTGCTTCACTGACGGCTACCGAGTCTCGCTTCAACCAGTACACAGCAACCTTTGAAGCCGGTACTAAGAAGGTCGTGGACGCTGGCAAGCAAAAAATCTTGGATCTCGCTATGTCACCGGCCGTGCAAAAGTCGAAGTCGGGTGCGCTCAAGTGGGCAGCAACTTTGGCAGCAGTGCCGTTGTCTGGCCGCACAGCGCAGTACATGCACAACTTGCGCAGTGTGCGCGACCACATGTTCGACGAGCGTGACGGTGTGATTGCTGGTTTGCTGCGGGAAGCCAAAGGCCCCGGGGATGTTCTGGAAGCGTTGATCTTGGCAACCAAGCACGCTGAGAACGGTCGTCAGAATGCCATCAACCAGACAGCGGATGTGCTGCTCAAGGAGTTTGGTGCCTCGTTGGAAGAGCATGAGAAGGCAGCGTTGACGCTTCTTCTGCGCAGCGGTGCACACAACCTGTTGAGCACGTACAGCCTGCCGGAAGTTCAGCAGTTGCTGGCTGACCCTGCAGCGTTAAACCAAGCCATCGCTGACACGCAAGCCAAGTTGACCACTCGTCTGAAGGACCAGCATGTTGCTCAGGCGAATGCCTTGGGTTACTGGAAAGCCACGGACCTGAATGCCAGCAAGTTCTTGATGAAGAACAGTTACGTCATTGCGCGCATGTTGGGCACCCAGTACGCCGGTCAAATCAGTGAAGCGGAAGCTCTGCAAGAGCAAGACACCATTGCAACCTTGGCCACGCTCTATGGTCTGAAGTACTCGAGCAGCAAGGACGTGAAGATGGTGGCCGATCTGATGGGTCGTGAGAACGCCCGGGGTGATGGCAACGGTGTCGAGCTCATGCTCAAACTGCACCAAGAGATGGAGCAGGAATCAAAGGCACGCCTCTTCAACAACAACCCCATTCAGATGGTGCACGGCTACACCCCCGAGATCTACGATCCCTACGTGACGATCAAGGTGGCAAGCGCTGCAGACGGCAAAGATCTCATCGAGCAAGGCTACGAGTTGCAAGATGGTGTGGCTTCGGACAAAGACGTCCCTGATGCAAATGGTGCCTATGGTGTTCGCCAAGGCCTGTACGTGCGCAAGGATGGTGGCCTCAGCCGCCGTGTGTCGGGCGCCATGTCGTTGACGAGCCGTCACCACAAGGGGACGACGATCCACAACGGCTACATGAACGTCAACACGTTTGCTGGCGCTGCCAACGCATCGACCCAAGTCGAAGTGACCAACAAGAAGTTGGCTGCACTGGCTTCAGCGGTAGCCGCACCGAATGCGGACCTGTCGAAAACCAAGGAAGTCAACGTAGCTCCGATCTATGACGATCAAGGCAACGTCGTCAACTGGGCTCACCTGATGGGTGGGCAGACCAAAGACAACGTGTTGAAGCGTGAGAACCGCTTCGAAAAGGTAATGGGTGCCTTTGCTGGTTCGATCGTGGACAAGCACACAAGCGAAGAGTTGAACGAGAAAGCGATCACGGCTCTCCGTGACCAGTACAACATCGAGAAGGCAACATCTCCCTGGTCTTACGTGGAAGTCGGCCCACTCAGCAACGATCCTGAGCTCCGTGAACAGTGGCATCTCCTGCCGGCTGAAACACGCATTGCTGTTCGCAAGATCTGGGGCCGTGATGGCATGATGGTTCGCAAGGATTCCTTGGATGGGATCTTTGGTTACCGCAAGGTCTCCGCTGCAGACTTCCTGAACAAGGAGCGCGCTGACTTGAAGGGCATGGAAAGCATTGCTCGAGCCTTCTTCCATTCGATTGCCAAGTACCGCGGCATGGATGATCACGCCGCTGACAGCTTTGCCAAGCGCATGGGTGTCTACGTGACCCAAGGCGAGCGTGGTTGGCAAGAGGTCTACAAGGAAGTCAAGGACATCATTGTGGTGAAGTCGGGCGTCGTGCTCTTGGGCAACATCTTCAGCAACGCCTCATTGCTCTGGTTGATGGGCGTGGACGATGGTTGGTCGAAGCAGCTCACCGCACTGCGCGGCATCATGGCCTACGAGACTGACCACAAGCGATTGATGGAGCTGGAGTCGAAGCGTGATGCTGGCTACGGTAACGCTGATGCCAACGAAATTGCGCGCTTGAAAGATGCGATTGCTCGCAACCCAGTGACCAAGTTGATTGATGCTGGCTTGATGCCCTCGATTGTGGAAGACGTGGATCTGCAAGACGACCCGTTCTCCTACAAGACACAGCTGGGTGAACGAGTTGATGCTTACGTCAGCAAAGTTCCTGAGCGCGTGCGCACAGTGGCCAAGCATGTGTGGATGTCGCATGACACCCCACAGTACAAGTTTCTAAGCCGTGCAACGCAGTACTCAGACTTTGTGGCTCGCTACGCTCTGTATGAGCACCTGGTGAACAACGAGAAGAAATCTCACGAGGAAGCAATCAAGAAGTCACTGCGCGCGTTTGTTCACTACGACGTCCCAATGCAGCGCACCTTGCAGTACATGGATGACATGGGCTTCACCCCGTTCATGAAGTACTTCTACCGCATCCAAAGCGTGTTGATGGAAACGGCTCGTGAGCGTCCTGCTAGGTTTATGGCAATGGTCTTGTTGAACAGAATGGTGGATTTAGGACCCATCGTTCTGGATAGCTCGGTGATGCACCACGCGTTCAACAATCCCTTCCATGGCGGGGCATTGCGAATCGGTGAAGTGACGGGTGAGCTGGCTACGGTACAGGCAGCAATGGCCTTGGTGAAGTAACTCTTATGGGTGGGGACGGGTGGCAGAATTGCCACTCTATCGCCGGATAATCCGTCCCCGTAAAGGTTGATGGTTACTAGCGCTACGGCCTTTTATGGGCTTTCAACCTACGCTACTGCGTTCACCATCATTGAACACCTCTTGCCGCGCCGTCGTGGGGCCTGTCTCGTTAACCGGGCCGGGGTCGAGCCGGTCTTGTTAACGTCTAGCGTTGCTGCTGCAGCAGCGCAAAAGGTGTTCAGTGATAGTCCTCGTCTCTCCGAGGTGTCACGCCGTTCTGCTGGACTTCTGATCTCCAGGCGTTCTCATGTCGCAATTACTCACAATCCAGCTTGGGCGGCACCCCGTATCTTGGGCCGACAAGTCACAGGCCGAAGCCTGCAAGAGAAATATGGGTGAGAGCAGGTAGTGTGCCTACAAGTCGATGCTGCCGAAGCTGCGAGACGGTGCTGCTCTCGTAAAAAGTGATGGGCGTTCCGTTTATTTTTGAGCGTAGGCTCCGACGGAACAGCGGAGATAGAACAATATTCAAACCCATCAGAACTGGGAGTTGCTCACATAAAGCAGTGTGGGGAAGTAGGAGTCTCATGTGCAAACGCAATGAACAACGGCGCTAACCCGTTGCACAGCTCCCAGATCTGATGGTTCCCGTCTTTCCGGGATGTCAATCTCTTGGCTTAGAGCCCCACTATCGAGATACCGGGCTGGTCTTTGGATCGCAATTCTACTTGCGTGTAATTCCGCCTTCGCAGACCTCCTTGATCAGGAGCGCTACGAACCCTACTGCTGCACCGCCAACGATGACAGCACCGATGGCAGCGAGTATTGCAGAGATGATGGCTCCTGCTGCAATGACGACTGCGATGGCCAGCAGCGCAGCTACAACGTAGCTGATACCTTTAAGCCAACGCACACTCAGCCTTAGTTAAAAAGGCTGGTGGTCGTCTTGGCGGGAGCGTCTTCTGCGGAATCAGCAGCTTCAGCTTGTGGCGCGTCCCCAGAAGTTTGGGGCTCTTCAGCCACGGGAGCCTGCGTCACTGCAGGAGCAGGTTGCACCACGCTCAAAGCGGGCTTTGCAGCAGCAGCGTCATCTGCGCTCGAATCGGTGTAGCCAGGGATGTTGGCGTCTTCGATTGTCACGTCGGCAACGATGCCGGCTGCACCACGGGTAGCAGAGAACGCGATGTCGACGCTCTTGCCTGCCGTGTTGATGCCTTGGGCAATGATGTACTGCTTGAGAGCAGCAACGATCTCAGCTTGTTTGAACTGGATTTGCATGGGTATTCCCTTGAAGATTCGCTACCAGGAATGGCAGCATCTGTTGAAACGGATTGCAGTTGATACCTGCATAGATCGCAGCAATGGAGTCCGCCATGTGTTCGGCTTTTGCTTCACTCACGAGGGTTTGTCCATTCTGTTTGTAAGTTGGCCAATTGGCTTCGGGATGCTTGGCCATGGCCCACTTGATCATCTCTTGCTTGGTGGCTGTTTTGTTGCCTACAGCTGCAAGTTTGACCTCTGTTGGGGTCACTTCGAAAAAGGGGATACCATTTGCTCGCAGTGCCCCAAGGACACCCACACAGATCCCGTATGAAGCCATTGCTCGAGCAGATTGACTGCCGACAGGGACTTCAACAAAGATAGCATGGGCGCCTCTGGAAGCGTCAGCGGCTCCTTTGTAGAGCTGGAGTGCTGACTCAAGATCGCTGCTATTCTGACGTACTTGTTTGCCGGTAGGCAATACAGGATTTGTCAGATCAACATATTCGACCGTGAGTTTTTTGGTTTCCAGATCGTAGTAGCCGACTGCACAACCCCAGTTGCGAAGACTGGGGTCTTGCCCAACGACCTTAATTTCCTTGTGGGTCATTTGCGGCCGGTGGTTCTTCGACAGCCTCAGCTGCGAAGGGCAAAGTACCGAGCTCTGCCAAAGCCACGGTGATACCCAGCTTGAAACCTTGTCGCATTTCTGGTGTGAACACATGGTCCACACCTTCGATTTCGACAACGGCGTCTTCTGGGATATCTTCCATGTGCTTCAGCAGACGGACTTTGGTGTCATGCCAACGAACAAGCAGGGTCACGAACTGGTCGAGGTCTTCGACCTGAACGGTTTCTACTTGTTCTGGAGTTTGCTGAGCTGCGTCGATCATACGATGATCCAGTCGTTTTCGAGAATGTCGGATTGACTGGCAACCCATGGCACCACCTCGTTGTTCACCGTCTTCATGGCGATGTACGAACGGTAGGGAACCATGGAGTTCTCACCATAGAACGACTTGGCTGCGTCGGTCTTGGCTGGGTAGTAGTCTGCACCGACGTGGTACAGAAACATGCCCTTGCCATTCCAACCAGCACGGGTCACCTTGTAGCCCATCTTCATGGCTTCTACAGCCAGGCCGAAGGACAGGCCTTCAGTCGACTTGTAGGCGCGCTCGAAGACGTCCTTAGGTGACCAGCTCACGTAGCCGGCGTACTCTTTGGTGTTGGCTTGGCCACCATCCAGGTACTCGACCAGGTAGCCTTCGTCTTCACCTCGCTCGTCAGTTGGGAGTTCCCAACCACGGAAGGTGTTGTACTCGGCGCGAGTCATGGGTTTTGCGTGGATCAGTTTGACCCCGAGAAATTGTTTCATGGGATCACTCCAATCCAGCTTCAAATCGACGTTGCTTCAGGAGGTAACCCTCCAGAGCCCACATTTGCTCAAACGCACGCTCATAGGCGAATTTCTCGCCAATGGCTTGGTTGAACTCCTTGGGGTCCACGCACGCACTCGTACCGATCAGCGTGTAGCCGTTCTCGAGTGTGATCTCACAGATCGTTGTGGTGGTGCCTTCAAGGCGTTGATAGCGGGTCATTTTGACCTTCGCCTGCAGATCCGACATCGTTACCTTATTCGGAATACGATCTTGGTGTTCCATCATTGCTCAGGCCCTTTCTGATCTTGCTGTTGGCCATCATCAGTCTTGTTGGACTGAAGAGAACGCAGCTGTTCAGCGGTCTGACTTTGAATGTTGGCAATGACTCCGGCCACCTTGTCATAGGGTTGGGAACCCAACGACGTGATGATGGAGTGCACGGCTTCCAAGTTCAGGTTCAGGCTGATTTGGGTATTACCGTCGATTTTCATATCGCTCCTTGTTGACGAAAAAATAGGGGGTGAGAATATCACCCCCATTGACTCACCTGGAACGATTAAGCGAACAAGCTAGTCGTAGGCTTCTTGGCTGCTGCAGGGGCACCTGCTGCGGCTTTAGGAGCACCAGCGGTACCTTGGGCACCTTTGGCCTTGTTCTTCGTCTGACCTGTCCACTTGGCGCTCCAAGTTTCAATGAACGTTGCAGATTCGGCTTGCGCACGAATCTCTGCAGTGGTCATTTTGTCGCGTGCACGGAACAACTTGTCAATGTCGTTCTCGTCACGAGTTTCACCAGTAGCCTCATAAGCACCAGTGCTCTCGTTCTTTTTGGTCTTGTCGACCGTTTGTTTGATCAAACCAACGACGATGTCTTGGTTCAGCAAGTCCATCAGCACTTCCACTTTCGTGGGCACTTCGGCCTTGGCTTCAGCAGAGTAAACGTTGACCACTTTGGTTTCGGTTTCCAACTGAGAGATCTCTTTGCCCACAGTCAGCAAGGCCAAGCTGTTGGCGTGCAAGAAGCCGGGAAGGTAGTGCTTTTCGCCGTCTTTCTCGTAGTAGTTCTTGCAGCCTTTGGCTTCGCCAGAGGTCATCCACAAAGTCTGTTTGACATCTTTGCCGCCTTCGGTCTTCAAGGTCAACACGAGGCCCAATGCACCAGACGATGCTTTGGACAGGTAGGCCATGGCGATCTTGGCTGCGTAGACACCAGACTCGAGTACACCACCGCCACCGATGCTATCTTTTTCATCGGCAATGGAGGAGTCGGTGGTCAAGTTTGCGAGCATGTTCATGATATTTCTTTCGAAGTTTGTTTAAGGGTTTGGTTTTTGAAATGACTACCGCGCGGTTAAGCGTAGTACTCGTGGAGTCGGTCTAAGACCAGCTGGATGTTGTTGTCGATGAAAGTTTCCTTTGTATCGAACAATCCCAGCGGACCACGCAGACGTTCATTGACTGAGTCTTTTGTGATCTTGGTTTGGAAGACGTACTTGAATCCAAGTGCTTCCTCCTCTGGGGTCACGGTGAGCAGATCGCTCCCGTAATCCTTGAGGGATTTCAGCGGCACCTTCTTCGATGCAATCACCACAGTGAAATAGCTTTCGATGCCGTTGTTCTTCAAGGAGCCCTTGACTGGAACTTTTGTCTCGACTGCCATCTCGCTCTCGTTGAGAGTGTCCGAGGTGTGTGCGATGAAGATGATGCGCTTTGTTGAGCGTGCGACGTATTGTTGCATCAGTGTCTTGTAATACTGAGCGAACTGGCCCCACGCTTGCATGGTATTGCTGGAATTCAGCACATACACGCTCTCGTACATATCCAGGAGATACGTCAGAGAGTCAACCACGATGGTGTGAATATCGGGGTTTGTTTCTGCCCAATCAAAAGCTTCGTAAATCTGAAGCGGGTCAGTGACCGTTTTCTGGATGAACTTGGCTTTGAAGGGCAGACGTTTGCCGGCTTCACAATTCAAATACAAGACCCCTTCAGGATTCTTGATGTTCATCAGTGAAGCGGATTTGCCGGTGGCTGATTTGCCACACAGCAAGACGAGATGGTCGTTGGTTTCGGACATGGTTTTCCTTGGTAATTCGCAGAAGCGCACGGAGGCGCCTTTGCATCAGTTGTCGAAGAAGAACACCACGCGCTGATCTTCATCAGGCACGTCAGACTTCAAATTGCTGATCGTCTCTTCCATACGATCGACGAAGTGATTGATTGCTTCAGCTTTGAGTTCTGGATTAATCAATGCTTCAGTGCGATAGTTTGCAAACTCAGCAAGCTTGGTTTTGAAGTCGGCTCGAGTCAGGTGCCCATGGCTATGGCCATCAGAATCCCATCGCGTGATCAAACGCGAAACCTCGGGCGACATGTCGTCTGGCAATCCGGTTTGAGGAAAGCTGTTATCCCACTCGGAGCGAACTCCAGGTTGAATGAAGCCGAACCACCAGTAATCACGACCCCCATTCGGGAAGTTGGCCATGTCGTGGTATTCGCCTTCTTTGCCTTCATCTTCTATGGTGTAGGTGTCTGCTTGATCGCAGACCCACTTACCGTCTTTTTTGGTCTCTGAGTACCAATGAATATCGCAGCCCATGAAGGCTCCTTTCAATTGAGTGACATAGGAAAGGGCATCAATGGTGTGATCCATCTGCCCCTCCTGTTATCGTTTTGCAATGGCCTTGGCTACCGTGATCATGATGGTGGCCATGATCTCGGCTTCCTCGAGCTTGTCTGGCATCTTGTCGTTGAGTGAGATCACTCGCTGACGTATGGGTTCAAACTCGAATCCAGCATCCACCAGGATCATGGCGAATCGCAGCAGCATGTTGTTGCGGTTGCCGTCACCGGTGTTATTCATCACCCAGCGCTCCAAGTTATCCATGGCGTGCTGAGAGTTGAGCAGCTCCTTGCGCTCTTCGTTCTTACTGGTTTTCGGAATGAAGGGCAGGGCATCCAACACATCGCCTTCGTTGTACTCGAAGTGCCCGTCGTGAGACATCCACTTACGAGCACGCTGACCGGTTGCTGTGTCCACCTCGAATGGAAGCCATTCGTAGATGTTGCTCATGAACTCCTTGTAGTCCTTGGCATCCAAGGTCAATTCGTAGTTGATGGGGAAGATGATGCGGAAACGGTTCTCTTGCTCGGTGTGACGTTTGGTCGTGTAGATGAGGTACTTGTAGTTCTTCATCAGCAGCTTGACTGTACTCAGGCTGACACCGCCATCGACGTCGAGTACCACGAGGTTGAAACCTGCAATGCAGTTTTCTTCGTTGCGGTATCCGCCGTTGAGGTGATGAGCCACCCAGTGCAAGCCTGGGGCTTGAGTCAGCTTGTGCAGCTGCTCAAACGGAGCGGTTTCATTCCGGTAGTCTGTTGTGATGTCCGTGGAGTAACTCACGACCATCTTGTTGAGGTCCGTCTCTTTGAGAGTCTCGCCTCGCAAGAACTCGATGCCATCAGAGAAAGATTTTTTGATGATCACGTTGTTCTTGTAACCCCACGCAGTTGCCAGTGTGAGCATTTCGGTTTTCTGTGCAGCAGCACCGCGGTAGAAAGGCAAGTCCTCAGTGAGGTCAGCTTGTGTGACATCACGTTTGGTCGAGCCCAAATACTTGGCCAGCTTCACATACGCACGATCGCGTGTGAGCAACTTGTTGAACGCTTCGCCTGATTCCTCAGCAAGCTTGATGGCTTGGTAGAGGTGTTCCTCGGTGAGCTCCACGGAGTCATCGATGAAGGCATAGGCGCCAGCAAGTTTTAGTGCTTTGAAGTAGCGATGAGAGATCTCGGCTTTCTTGATCTCTTCATGCTCTGGGTAAAGCTCAGCTTCCTTCTCACACTTCAGTCGGTACTCGATGAGCACCAAGGATGTCTCCTTGGTCATCACCAAACGACGGTTGACGTTGATGATGTCCGCGAGGCTCTCTAGGCGATCGGAGATTTCGTCCAGGTACTGGTTGCTGTCTTGGTTTGTGAGCTGGTCGTAGACCTCCTCAGGCGTCATGTCGACGGTCTTGTTGGAGGCACGGCTGTAGCCAAAGAAGCAGCGACGTGCATAGCCTGTCTCGAGCATCGAGTAGAGCTCTTCCTCAGTCTTGCTGCCGTTGAGCAACTTGGCTGGGGTACCAAACAGAAGCATGTTGGTCGGCGTGCGGCCAACGATCTCTTCGTTGCGTGCGTTCTCGGTCGTGTTCTTGATCAGCTTCTGCTTGATCACACCCATGTCGAACAACTCCAAGAAGGTGTTCAACACGTCGACGTTGCCGATCAGGTTTGAGCCGATCTCATCGATCTGCAAGTTCACGCTGCCGGCATCGGCCATCAACAGCTTGTGACGCATCTGTTTCACCGCTGCTGGGGTACCCGAGTCAAAGCTGAAAACCAATGAGCCCAGGCCCTCAAATTCCTTCTGAACGCGGACGAGTTCTTCATCCGGATCAGTGCTCTTGCGGTTGGCCCGTTTCAGGGAGAGTTTCGGGAGGTTCTGCTCAGCCAATACCGGGAAGGTCTCTTCGAGGAAGCGACCACGGAACTGGTTGATGACTGAGTTCTCCATGATGTTCGTGGAGAAGCCCTTGCCTGAGCCTGAAGTGCTCAGATTCAACGCGTACATGTTGACAGGGATGTCGCCACGGTCATGCGTTGCAATGGTAGTGCGCATCATTGATGCGACCAGGCTGAAGTAGTAGCCAACCAACACACGGAAAAACAGTGGGTTGCTGTTCTGTGTTTTGCTGCACAGGATGCTGACCAGCTTTTCTGACGTTGGGTTGTACTCCATTTCGTCGAAGGTTTTCATGAGGGCCTTTCTTATCCAAGGATGAGGTCGCCGGAAGCAACCAGTTGGTCTTTTTGACTGCAGGCCGCAAATGCTGGGCAGTATTTGCAAGCCGTCACTTGACCAGGAACCTCTTTCACAATGCCGACATTGCCGTCCTCAGAGAGGCGGATCATCGCTTCTTGCATCGTGTCGAAGTTCTTGGTTGAGCGCGCAGTCTTCTGCGGGTTTTTGTAGTACTTGAAGACCGGCTCGCTTCGCCACAATTCGCTGTCATCACACAGTGGGATGTCGTCCTCTGGAGCATCCCAATACTGCTCGATGAGGTGCAGCTTGTTGCGAATGAAGTTCTCCGTTTCCTGCAATCCCAGCAGCGGGTAAACCTGCTTGTGGAATCGCTTGGGCGGGTACTGCGGATCGGTTTTTGCCATTGCTGGTTTCCAGTCCGTAAAGATGTAGTGGATATCCATCTCGTCCTGGGTAATCAGCTTCGGATCAAGCCAACGGTAAATGCTACCTTGCTGCGTGTACTTGTCGGCGTTGACTTGCTTTTTGTAGGTGAAGGTGCTGGTGGACTTGAAGTCTTGAACCTTGCCTTCGCCTACGAAGTCGAACTTGCCTGTCACCGTCCACTTGCCGAGCTTTTTCTTGAGGCGTTGCTCAAGGTAGATCGGAAAGGAATCTTCGGTGAGGTCTTCTGGTTTGGGGTTGATTTGAATGCGGTCGATGATGCGTTGGGGCAAGCCCAGCGCTTGCATCGCGCGTGCGTAGTTGGTTACCCAAGCCTTTTCAATGCCGTCGTGAATTGCCGCACCCATGCGGCTGTTCATCATGTCGGCCAGGTTGACTAGACCATCGCCGGGAGGAACCCGGCTAGCCAGGATGATCTGGCGAAGTGGTTTGAGCAGGGTGGTTGCGCTGATCTCGTTGGGATCATCGCTGTAGTCGTAGTAGTCGCTGGCCAGGAATACGGCCAGAGCCAGTGGAACTTCACTGACGTTTGCAAAACGAGCGGACATAGAAAGCCTTTGGTTATTGGATCGCAAAGCGGGGTTTCCCCGCCTAAGCGGCACCATGCAATTGAAGGAATCGAGTGAGCGTGTCGCGGGCTTCCTTGATGTCTTCGATCTTGGATTTGCCTCCGGTGCGCACACCTGAGAGAAGAAGTTTTTTGGATGCGTGTTGAATGCAGCCAGATGGGTCTTCGATGTTGAAGAGCTGGTGCACGATGTACACGTCGATCTCTTCGAGACCCTTGACGCTCTTGTAGTACTTAGGGTACCGCTGAGCCATCGAGGTTTTTTTGGTTTCTGGTTCTGGCGGCGTGCAGAGTTGACAGAATCGAGTGCTGTCCAAAACGGCCCTGCCACAGCTGGGGTTCTCGCAATGCTTCATGCTGTGTCCTTGTGGAGATAAAAAGAGCCCCCGTAGGGGCTCTTGGTTTGGTTGAAACAAAATCAGAGGATTTCGCACACACCTGCTGAGCAAGCCAACTCCTTGGTATTCACCGTGGTGTCGTCTTTTTCGAGGTTTGCCAATGCTGTCCAATCAAAATTGGGCATTTTGGCGAGCAGTGCTTCATACTCTTCTTTCGTGCACTCTTGATAGGGTGCTTGCTTATAGGAGTGGTCGCTATGCGGCAAGAAGCTCACACCAGCAATACGATCGAAGTGGCGGTACACCCAATCACCAACCCCCATCCACTCGTGATCCTTCACGTAGACGGTGATGGACACGTTGTGCTCAGTCCATTCCTCCTGGAGCATCAAGTAGTGCTCGAGTTGTTCCAGAGCTGTGCGGTCATTGCGGAAGACTGCATGGCTTGGGGCATGGACTGGGAAGCTGAACACGTCAGTCGAGTGGGGCTTCATTGCATCGTCCTCGACAGGGAAACCTTGTTCACGCATCAACTGAGCGAGCGGGTCTTTCTTGTCGGCACGGACTGTGCGGATGTAGTACTCGGAATAACGTGGATGGATGCCGGAGGCTGAGTCCACCAATTGAGACACGGTGCCTGATGGTTTGACCGTGGTGATTGCTGCTGCTGGGTTGATGCCCAACTGTGCTGCCCAGTTCTTGTTGACATGGATGGCCCATGACTTCATGTCACGGAGCCATTCGCGAGCAACGTCGTTGGTTTGGCTCAGCACAGGGTGATCCATGATGCCGGTCAAGCTCACACCGAGCAGACGTTCTTCTTCTTGGTTTTTCTTCCAAATCGAACGAACGTGACGGAAGTTGGTCAACATCGACTGGTAGGTACCAATGATGGTGGCCACTTCAACCTTGGCCAGCAAATCGTCCAAGGTGTCTTCCTTGCGGATGACGATCTCAGACAAGTTACAGACGCCGGCTGAACGCAGGGTGATCTCCGCGCATGGGTTGGTACCCACGATCTTGGTGTGATCACGACGGCCGGTCTCAATCGCTTTGTTGATAGCAGCTTGGCGATTGAAAATGCCGCGCTCACCAGACTTGCTTTCGATCAACGACAGCCATTCCTTCATGAAGAGCTCCATACCTGGGCGCTCTGTGTAGGCAGCTGAGTTGTTGGCCAACGCGCGCTGGGGTTCGATGACCCACCACTGACCGTTCTTGGCGCCGCGCATACGGTCATCGCTGAGGTTGCTCAACGAGATCAATGCAGAGCGGCGCACACCGCCTACGACTACGATGTCAGCGATCTTGCAGACGAGGTCATGGCATTCGATGGAAGTCAGCTTGCGGCCCACGGCGCCTTTGAACAGATCCACGCAGAACGTGAAGAGGTCAACGAGCGGTTGGGGACCAGATGCACGACCACCAAAGGTCTTCAACTTTTCGCCGGCAGGACGAATCTTGCTGGTGTCCCACTTGGGGATGTGGCCTGCGTAGAGGTGGTTCAGAAGTTGGCGAAGAGCCATGGCCCAGCCACCTTTGGAATCACGCACTTCGATGGTCACATCGATAGGCTGCAGCTTTTCAGCGCAACCTACGACGGGCTTGCCGTCACCATCAAACGAGACTTGAATACCGACGATGGGCAGCTTGGTGATGAACTGACGTTCCACACTAAAGCCAGCACCGGTACCACACATCAAGATGTACAGGATGTCGTCGAAGGCTCGAATGTCATCGATGGCTGTGAACGAGCAGTTGTAACCAGCCATGGGATCACGCTCGAGAGCAGGACCGGCTGTCATCAGAGCTCGCATCGAAGGCATCGTTTTCAGATTCACGATCGACTCGTAGATCTTTTCGGTGGGGTAGTGCGGGAACTTGTTGGAGAAGTAGTTCACGTAGCGCCGCACGGTCTCTTCCCAAGTTTCACGACGCTGTTCGCTGTCGATCCATCGGGCGTAGCGGCTCTTGTGCACATACTCCTGGAGGGGCGTCGGGAGATGTTTTTCTTGTGGCATCGGAGCACTTTCTTTGTTCCTGGAAGACAAAAAAAGAGCCAAGACTCCCCCAGGAAACACCTGGAAGCCTTGGCTCAAATTAGCTGGCTGCTGACCTGCTAATTGAATCGCGGAAGTGGAGTTTACTGGGTTTGGGTCCTCAGTAATTGCCCTTGGTCAAAGCCGACCAAGATACTGGGAACAGAGGTGAAATAATTTGGTTTACTTGCTCCGCAAGTTCTTGTATTTCCTTCTGCGCATGGGAATCGGAGCGTTGGTTGTAGAAGTTGGCAAACGCATACAGCGAGCCGGTCCACACCCAATTCACCTCACAGCCCTGGGGCAGGAAGAAGCGCGCTTGCTCTGGACACACGCCGTCTTTGATGGCGTCCTCGTAGAGGTCAATCATCTTGCTGGTTTCGTTCCAGTACTTGGCCATCCAGAAGCCATTGCGTGGGTGCTCGCCTGAAGAGCCCTGCTTGACGTTTGCTGCCTTCTCACGGAAGCGCTCAGGCAGGTAGATCTCTGGACGGGAGCTGATGTAGCGGCGACTCTCTTCTGATTCCACGAAGCCGATCTTGTGCTTGAAGCACTGGACACGGATTGGAACCGGTGCGGCCATGCGCAGCGTGACGTGCGGGTGCCCGAAGGGCACCCAATGCTCGGGAATGCTGCGCAGGTACACAGCCATGTCATGGAGCTGCTTAGGCGTCATGCCGTGCGGGGTACCGATCTTTTTCAGCAAAGCTTCCCAGTCGCCTGACTGCATACCGCGAGCCAGGAACTGGATGAGCTTGTTGTTTTGCTCGTCCGAGAAGTTCTCGGCCAGCTTGGCAAAGGACTGACGGGCGTAGTTGGCAACATCGCGGTCGGTGAGATAATGGGCTAAATATTCTGCTTTCATGGTTTCTCTCTGGTTGGTTGGGGGAAAAGGGGTGTCTTGATGACCTGTTCTGAAAATACTTGCGGTACCGGAATTGGGTCGGTGATCCTACCCGGGGATCCGGACAACAATTCAATTCTTACGGCAACGTCAACATTTGGCGGCATTGAAGTTTCTTGGACAATGCCAAGCACGAATGCGCATGGGGTAGCGTACACAAAGGTGTGGCGAGGGCTTACTTCTGACTTTGACTCCGCACTGCACATTGCAGATGCTGCAGGGGATCGTTTTTTTGATCGGTCAGACCTCATTCCTGGGATCTTGACGACATTCCATTATTGGATTCAGTTTGTCTCTATCAACGGGACAGTCAACGCACTTATTGGGCCTGCTTCTGCAATCCCTCGTCAAACCATTGACCAGATCATAGAAAGCCTGTCAGCAAAGATTGACTATGGACTGTTGTCTGCTAGTCTGAAAAGCACAGTAGACAAAGCAGACCTGTACAAGATTGCTCAAGATGTTGCAAACGCCTCGATACAAGGCGAGCAAATCAGTATCCGCAATGCAGTAGCCTTGGTACAAGCAGATGTTGAAAATGCTTTCGTGCTTATTAGCCTAGAGACAGAAGCTCGCCAGAGCGCGGGGAACGCGTTTGCAAGCCAGATCAACACATTGGCTGTATCAACCGGGGAGCATATTGCCACGGTACAAACTACCATGGAAGCGTTCGTCAATGATCTGGACAACAAGGTTGGCGCGCTGTACACAGCCAAACTAACTGTTGATGGATTGGTAGGGGGTTTCGGTATCTACAACGATGGCACTGAAGTTGAAGCCGGGTTTGACGTAGACACTTTTTGGGTAGGGCGCACCCAACTAGACAAGAAGAAGCCCTTTATTATTTCTGGTGGTGAGGTGTTCATCAACCAGGCAGTGATTCAAGAAGCCTCCATTGACATCGCAAAGATCGACAAAGCCACAATTCAAAACCTGTCGGCACTGAATGCAGACATGGGTACATTGACTGCCGGCAAAATCTTGTTTGAGCAACAGGGTGACCCAACAAGTTACACCGTAATTGATGCTGCAAGCCAAAGCCTGCAAGTATGGAATGCCGGCGTGTTGCGCGTGAAGATTGGGAAATTGTCATGAGCCATGGCTTAGCTACTTTTAAGTCAAACGGTGCTTTGTCTTTTTCTTCTGATGACGTTACTTGGAACCAGGTGGATTTCTTTTACGTTACAGGCAACAGCGACACTACAAAAGATTTTCCTGTGTTAGCAGGTAAAGAAGTAATGGTGGTGCAGATCATGATTGATGCCCCACCAATTGACCGCAAAGCGCTTGCGCACACCATCATTGTTTCTGGGACAAGCGTGCAGGTATCTGGTGGCTCCGAGAAAGCTTACATTTTGGTGTTGATGCGATGACTCATGGATTTTTAGCAACAAACAATAGCGGACAAGTCCTGATCTCAAGTGAGACCAGGAATCTACATTTCATTGGCAAAGCAACCTTAGATCGCACAATACGTGCGTTTGACGGTTATGGTGGTTTGAGGCATTTCGCGTTTCGCATCCCATGCGGGGTTGCCCCAGTTCCGTTCTTTACGGCACCCACTGCTGACTATTACGGCGTGGCTGCTGTACGAGAAGTATCAAGCGGTACCTGGGAAATTGAAATCATTCGATCTGGTATTGGGGCATCTATTCCAGAGGTGTATATCTTTGCTGATCCACGAAGCATTGCAGCTCGGGATTCTGATTATGGTTTGTTGGTTTATCGAGACGACGGGACGCCCGCTTTCGATAGCCGCCTATCCCCTTTAGCAATTACAGGGGGCACAAACGTGGTTCCCCCAAGCAACCCTTTAACAGCGACAGTGTCAGGCCTCAGCGGGAAATATTGCACTAGCGACCCGGGTGGGAGTATGGGTCCAAACAATTTCAACACAACAGACTTTTCTCCTTTAGGGGACAAACCGATTTACTTTTATTCTTCCGTTGCGCAAGCAGAACGTGAGTTTGGTTTTTCTGAGAGTGAAGAAGAGTGTGACGGTGTCGATGATGGGTATGGTGGTTGTATTGGCGCACAACGAAACTACAGTTGGACCAGTGTGTATTGGGCGTTTTATCGGGGCGGCATTCAACAAGCAGGAAACCAACTGAAAGTTGGGTGGATCACGACAGCTTTTGGATGTAAATGGTCTGAAAGCATGGACGGCAGCTTTATTGGTATTGGTACTGGTGGCGACTCTGGCGATGGTGGATCTTGGCCATATTCAAATGAAACACTCAATCTCGCATCTACGGCTGTAATCACAGCAAATGGAGCACGGTATGACTGAAACAGTTAAGCCTTTTAAAGTTGTGAACACACGCATAGAAGATGACGGCGAATTGGGTGTGACATACCAAGTTCAAAAAATAATTGTGCTTGGACGAAGTAAGGTAGAAATTAAGCGGCTAGAGGGGTATATGAGTGTTCCCGTTGGTCAAGATGCTGATGTGTTTTTATTTAGCGAGTTGTCAAAAGCAGGGTGGTTTTAATGCAAGAAACACAATACTCAGGTGACAGCATTCGTCAGATGTTCCTCATCAATGAAGAGGGTGCATCAAACATGTTTGAACCTGTACAAGCTAAGTTCCCTTGGGCTATGCAAACAGACTACGTGTCTGTGTCGACACCGACTTTGCATGAAGTATTGGGTGAGCCTGTGGTCACTTGTGTGTTGCCCCAAGTTCAAACAGCTTTTCTGCTTGGCTTAGACTGCCATCCCATATCCGCTCGCAAATTCTTGCTTGAATCTGGTACGTCGTATTTGCGCGCGTATCGACTATTCGAGGGAGACAAACCTGCTTGGGCTCCGGTTTCTGCCAAGATTTTGAGTTACGGCGTCAATATGGTTGACTTTGGGCGGCCGGCCCCCGAAGGACTTGATACCTTCCAAGACTTCTACTTTTCTGGGGAACCTGCGGATGTTGAAGCACATCTGGGTTTGCCAAAATTAAGGGGAACTTACGATACTTACTATGGGGTCACTGTTTTGAACGGTGCTGTGGTTCGCTGTAAGCAATACGTTTACAACGAGCAAACGGCCTACTCAGATTGGGACGTTTGCTACTGGCTGAAGAAGAAGCAAAAAGAACAAGCTGCAGAGCAATCTATGGTCTAATACCCCTTAATCAACCGGATGACTGGCATTGCAGGAACTTCCGACACGTCGCTAAGTACCACCCGGTAGCAAGCAAGTTGGAGTACACAGATGTCTGGAAGAATTAAGCTAGTTCAAGGCGACACGCGCCCCTTTATTCGCATCATCCTTCGAGACGGTGACGGTACCCCAATCAACGTCACAGGTGCCACAGTGGTCTTCAAATTCCGTGAACACGGGATGTTGGAGACTCTTTTTACGACACCTTGCATCTTGCCAACCGGCGGTGGAGATGGTCAGGCTGTTCTGGTTTTCCCAGAAGGAAGTCTGGATGTTCCACCTGGACATTACGAAGGCGAAATTGAAATCCAATACGGTATGGGCGATGTCCAGACTGTGTATGATTTGATGAAATTCACGGTCCGTGAACAATTTTCTTGAAAGGGTGCCCCATGTCCGCAATGTCTAACTATCTGGAAAACAAACTGATTGACCAAATTTTCCGTGGTCAAGCCTTCGCATTCCCAGCCACACTGTATGTGGGTCTTTTTAACACCAGCCCCGCTGATGCAGGTGGTGGTGCTGAAGTAGCTGGTGATGCCTATGCACGTTCGCAAGTCGACGCCACTTTGATCAACTGGGCAGGAACACAAAGCTCTGGCAGCACTACCGCTTCTGATGGTGATACAGCTACCACAAGCAACAACAGTGCAATCACTTTTCCGACCCCTACAGGCTCTTGGGAAGTGGTTACAGCCTTTGGTATTTTTGATGCTGCAGAGGGTGGTAATTTGTTGTTCTATGGCAACTTGACCATCTCTAAAACCATCAACCCAGGTGACTTGGTTACTTTCCCTGCCGGTACTTTGTCGCTGCAACTCGACAACTGATAGACCATGCTCATTAACTCGGCAACACTCAATGCTGCCGTAGTTAACGGGGCTGCTGCCAACGTGGTTTCGTTGGCGGCTTTTGTTCAAACATCCTCGAACACTACGGCCCCACTTGACTTAGTCAAGCGGATCGGTTCGTCAACTTTTGACACCGTTAGCAGCGTAGGTGATCTGACAAACACAATCCCTTTAGCAGGGGTTGTGGCTTTGTCTGCTACAGGTTTTGGTACCACACACCAAGACATTCCTTTAGCTGGTTTTTCGGCCGCTACACCCAATACAGCTGCATGGCTTGGTGTGACCAAGAGCCTGCTTGCTGGAGGCCTTAGCGATACAGTTAACTCTGCTCCATTGGGCGATCAAGCTTTTGGTGGTGGGTCTTCTTTTGTTGGCTCCATTGCTTCAGTTGCTGATGCAAACTTAGACGTTATTCGTGCGGTAGCTGCAAAGGTGTACTGTGTTGCTACAGCTACAGGAGATTTGCATCTTGACGTCCCAATCGGGGTTTTACAGGGCACTGCAGCGATCAGCAATGTGATGTCTGCAGACTTGCATCTGTACATCCCTATTGCTGGCTCTGCGTATTCTGAGACAGATGCTGTTAGTGGCTTGCATGCCACTAAAACCATGGGCGCCTACCTGTTTACTCAGAGCAGCGCGGGTGGTGATGTTCACATTGACAAACCACTAGGGGCTTTGGCAGGCACTGCTGCAATCACAAACACGATCTCTGCGCGCTTGCACCAGATCATTCCATTGGCTGGTTTTAATCAATCCGTTGTTGGGTATAACGTCCGACTGTTGGCAATTGATGCGATCGATGCTAGTGTCACTAAGGGCTCGTATGCTGACGTAGAATTCGTCTCGATATACGCTGAAGCAGAGCTCTTCTATCCAAACCACCAAGAACGACTTGCTGCTTAACAAGGAATCCGTATGAACCTCAAACTAACCAACAATGCTGCAACCACGCTGGCTGCAGCAATTTCTGCAAGTGACAGCAGCATTACTTTGACCTCTGGCGGCGGTGCTTTGTTTCCTGCGCTTGCTGCTGGCGAATACTTTTTTGCCACTCTGGTAAACGCATCAAATAGCTTGGAAGTGGTTAAAGTCACTGGCCGTGCTGGAGACGTTTTAGCAGTGGTGCGTGGTCAAGACAACACAACCGCTCGCGCATACACTGCTGGCGACAAGGTAGAGCTTCGCTTGGTCGCTGCCGTGTTCTCTGAGATGATTCAGCGCGATGGCTCTGTTGCTATGACTGCCAACTTGAATCATGGTGGCTTCAAAGCAATCAACGTAGCAGACCCTATCGCAGCCCAAGATGCTGCGACAAAAAATTACGTTGATACAACTGCGGTTGCCGCAGTCAATGCCGAAGCTGCTGCTCGTGCTGCTGCCGATACTGCACTGATAAACAGCACAAACTCCGCAATTGCTTCGGAAGCAGCAGCTCGTGCAGCTGCAGACGCTACAAAGGTATCCAAGGCTGGCGACACAATGACTGGCAATCTGACTGTTCAGAACACATCACCAACCATTGTTCTTCAAGATACGGACAACGGAGTAACCAAGCAACTACACCACAACGCAGACCTGATTGGCTTTTTGTCTAATGACTCAAATTGGTTGATGTACGGCAACAACGGTGGTCAAATCTGGTCGCGTAACTATGGATGGTTGCACGATTTCTTTTTCAGTCAAGTGGCAAACTGCGGTGGCGTTTCTGGCTCTGGATATGCTGGAACTGGTATTGCTGGCGGGTACACTTTGTATGACGATGGCTATCGAGTTCGACTGAACGGTACTGTCACCATGACTGCTTGTAACTGCGCTTGCTGCGGCTGCTGCTAAGAAAGGCTAGTATGAAAGTTTATATCGTTCACAACCAAAACCAACCTCACGATGGCCAGCAGTCTGTTCATTTGACCGTTGATGCTGCGGCTGAAACTGTCACTGCGGCTTTGTTGCTTTCCGACTATCTTGCCGAGGATTCTGGCTCTGAGGTTTTGGAAATCAATGGCAAGGCTTGGAGCGTCAGAGACCGCAAGACAATCCAATTTTCTGCATTGAAAAATCAGCGCGAGTTTTCAGATAGAACAGCGTTCATGGTTGGCATTGACTGGTCAAAAAATAAATGGTCTGATGGCTTGATTCCCCTCTACGCCGTGTCAGCAGAAAACAAACTCACTGCTGTTGACTTGGTTAAGACGGGACTCGTGCCGCCACTTGTTGTTGGATTTAATGTCCCGTTTGCGTCGGCCAGCTTTTCTGAGTGTGACATCACGGTTAACATCCCATCTTCTACCGGAGTTTGCTTGGTTGATGGGTTGCCACAAGATTGCGTTATTGAGTCGCCTTACTCTACGTCCGGACTAGTTCGAGAGATGGTAATCTTCCCGGGCTTGGAGGTGAGTGCGCCACAGTCTTCTGCTGCTGGCGATGATATTGAGTTCACTGTAAAAGTCACAGACGCATCAGGCAACCCTATTCAAAAAGATGTGCTGCTGTTTTTAGAATCTGTGAACGGCCTACTCCCAGTCAACAGGCTGATGACGAGTAGCGGTCAGGCAAAGGTCAAAGTTCTCACGAACGGCCTTAGTGCTGGCGGCACTGTCCGACTAAAAGCGGGGTTTAAGTTTTTTGCTGGCGCGGCTGACAAAGAGGTCTTGCTCACATGAATCTAAGAGAGATTTTCTCTGCGCGTGTCTATGTTGGGGTGCATACCTACGAGCAAGATGTGATGTCTCGAATGCGAGATGTCGCCATCGAAACAAGTTACGCCCTCAACCCACTTGGTAAGCCTTGGACGAGAAAGTGCAAGGATTCGATTCTGTCAACTGGTGCGTATGACCCGCTGGTCAAGGACTTGCTTCGAGTCGTTTCTAAGTGCTACGGGTGCGCACCAACATCAATTACAGCGAGAGAGGTAATTGTTCCAAATGGCAGCTTTGTCCCGTTTCATGCAGAAGACGCTCACCTTTCGGCGGTCTACTTCGTTGATACATCGGCAACTCCTGAGCCTGAATTGCAGGACTACTCTGGGGCGTTTGTTTTGTCCCACCCCGGCGGGCCACTCGGAGTTAGGGCGCTTCCTTGGGAGGGGCCAAGAACAGATTTAATTCTGCCAAAGACGGGGAATCTTATTGTTTTCCCGAGCTACTTGGGCCACCACTCTTTTACATACAATGGCGAGCGACCATCGGTTGAAATCCACTTTGAGCTAACAGTTCAGGCCATGAATGCAAGTCGTTGATGATTTAGTTGACCCGCATCTCGCGAAAGCGTCAAGAGAATTTATTGCAGCCACACCGTCCCTGTATGGATGGAAGGCTCACTCGTCTGCGTCTGGGTCTTTTTGGCATCAGAACCACGTCCTACCGGGCATCTATGAACATCATTACGATGATGGAACATGGAATCCTGAACTCTCTTATGACGCCTTCGTTAAGAGTGGCAGCCCACTCTCTGTTGTTGCTGAAAAAATTCGTCACGACTTATTCTGCGGAGTAAAAATGACAAGGGTGTGGGTGAACATTCAAACCTTTGGCGACGAGTCTGCATTTCACAGGGACTTCCCTGACAAGTTCATTGGCTCTGCTAGAACTGCTGTTTGGTATCCAGTTGAATCATGGGAGCGAGATTGGGGTGGTGATTTTGTAACCCTTGATAAGAACGGCGAGATTGATGATTGCATCATGGTAAAGCCAAACAGGTTGGTTGTTTTTGATGGAACAACTCCACACGCGGCTAGGCCAATCTCCCGCTACTGCAATGCAACGCGCATAGCAGTTTCTTTTGCTTGTGAGGTGGTTAAGTGATTCACAACTTCTGGCCAACCCCCGTCTATATTGGGACATTGCCTTTCGATGGCGCATCAATGCTTGAGCTGAAAAGGCATGTTCTTTCCAGATACGAGGCATTTAAGGCATCGCCGCCAAGCTATCCTTTACCGGAGGTTGGTTGCGCTCTTCGTCCGCAGTTCAATCTGTTCTCCACAGTGGAGGAGGATGGAGCGCCACCCGTTTGGTTTGAGTTCCGCAGATGGGTTGATAAAACATATCGCGACTACCTAACCGAGACAACCGGGATGAAAAACGCCAGCGACTTAAAAATCGTGGCGCGAGCTATTCCCGGGCACTTTAAGCAAAGAGAGAAGCGCACTCCACCTCACTATCATCACACATGCGACCATGTGATGATTACTTATCTTGACTGTGGCGAGAACAGAACTCCATACGAGTTAAGAGATTGGACTATTGGGGATGGTGAGCTAATACTTCAAGACCCAAGACCAATGGGCGGGTTCCCATTCTGGGACAAAGTGAAGTACATCGACACAAACCCGGGGCTTGTTGTTATTCATCCATCGCGTCTTTGGCACGAGACCAATGGCTTTCACTCTGATGGCGATAGGGTATTGATTGCCGTAACAATGCGCGTTGAATCGCACAACTACTTTGATATTTACGAGACACTCTGAAAGACACAAATGAAGTTCACAATCTCTGCAACAAAACGCGACAACTCAGAAAGAGCGTTATTCATTTACGACAATCAATCAAACGAGCTGTTGCATGAGGATGGTCGTCCGGTGATTGAACCTGTTCATGCGGAGCGTGCCAAGTCGTCCCTTGGTCTTGGCATTGTGGCTGGCAAAGTATCCCCCAAGGTGTTAAAAATTTCCCTTGGTCTTTCTTGCAACTATGAATGCGAGTATTGCTCGCAGAGATTTGTTCCTAGGTCAAACGAATCAAACCACTCAGAGCTTGAGAGTTTTATGTTTGGCCTTGATTCTTGGGTAAGCAGTCCTCCGGATAGGATTGAGTTTTGGGGCGGAGAGCCGCTTGTTTACATCAAGACTTTGATTCCACTTGCCGAGTCTTTGCGCTTGAAGTACCCAAGAACAGAATTTGCCATCGTCACAAATGGCTCACTGTTGACATCTGAAATCAATGAATGGCTTGATAGGCTTGGCTTTGTTGTTGGCCTTTCTCATGATGGCCCAGGTCAGCATGTTCGCGGCCCAGACCCGCTTGAAGATGTGGAGAAGCGAGCTGCAATTCTCGACTTGTATCGACGACTTGCGCCCAAGGGTCGCATGAGCTTTAATGCGATGATGAATCGTGTCAACGTGTCACGCGCCGAGGTTGCCGATTTTTTTATTACCCTGACTGGCGACAAGGATGTTCAGGTTGGAGAGGGTGGAATAGTTGATGCGTATGATGAAGGTGGACTTGCGACATCGCTTAGAAGTCAAGACCACGCCGATTACAGACGCAGGGCGTTCCTTGAAATTTCAAGCGGACAGGCCAAAAATTTTGACAACATTCGCAAGAAGCTAGTTGGATTTATCAATGCTGTTCGCACAAAGCGCCCACTTTCTGCGATGGGGCAGAGATGCAGCATGGATAGAAGCGACAATGTTGCCGTTGATTTGCGCGGCAATGTTTTAACGTGTCAAAACGTCAGTGCGGTCGCCATATCTCCAAATGGAAACTTGCACAAAATTGGCACAGTGGATAGTCTTGAGAGTGTTAATTTGAAGACCGCGATTCACTGGAAGGATAGGGCTGATTGCCCAAGCTGCCCGGTGGTAAACCTTTGCGGCGGTGCTTGCATGTTTCTTGATGGCCCACTTTGGGACGTAACGTGCAACAACTCTTACTCAGACAATATTCCAATCTTTGCCGCAGCTTTTGAATTTATGACTGGATTTGTTCCGGTTCGAATTGATGGCAATTTTAGGGATGACCGCAAGGATGTGTTTGCGCCAAGCGTGACCCCTGAGCGAACCGAAAAGAAGTTTCCCATTCCGGTTGTGACCGGGTAACAAATCGGAGCAAACGTGTTTACAGATGACCAAGGCAACAAACAAGAAACGCCAGAAGAACTGACGATCGAGAAAAAGCTCGACCTCATCCTGGCTGAAGTCAAACACATGCGTTCAGCATTCCCCAAGGATGCTGATGGTGATGTCGACTACGATGGGCATCGTGCTTACCACGAGCAACTGATTGCCACCGCTAAAGCTCAAGAAGATTTCTGGAAAGATCTGAAAAAAGATGTAGCCAAGAAAGGCATTCTTGGTTTAATCACTTTGGCTTGTGGTTTACTTTGGCTTGGTGCACAAGCCAAGTTGGGTTTGCTCCCTCAGTGATCGGGATTATGTGGATCCCATCAGCCTTCTCATGGCCGCACAAGCTGCAGTGGCAGCTGTGCGCAAAGGCTGCGAGATGCTCTCTGAGGGCAAGGCTGAGATAGGGAAACTTAAGAAGACAGTCGAACAAGGCATTGGCGATGCCAAAGCCATCTACAAAGAAGTCACTGGTCTATGGTCGTGGCTTCTTGGTTTATTTGGGCAAGCAAAACCCAGCAAGGTTGTAGAGGTTCAACCCCCAGTTGAGACTCCACAAACCGTGTTGCAGAGCCCAGCGGCTCCACAAAAGAAGAAAAAGAAAGAGCCTGTCGAAGAGCTCAGCTACGAGGAATACCAGACCCAGGCGATTCACCAGGTCTGCGAGCAGCTAAAGACTTTCTTTGAGATTCGCAGGAACTTGCGTGAGTACTGTAATGAGCTCGAGGAAATTTCTAAAACTACGGCGACAATTGAGGACAGTGCGATTGATCGAGTCGAGATTGAACTCCAGCTGGAGAACATGACCGTCCAAATCAGAGAAGCCATGGTTTATGCACCACGCGAATTGCGTGACATCTACAGCCGGTTTTTGCATATGTACGATCAGATTCTTGAAGAACAGGAATTTGCTCGTCAGGTCAAAAAGAAACAGGAACGTGATGAGGCAGCAAGACAATGGCGACTCAGAGACCATCGAATCGAAATGGGAGTGCAAGCAGCAGCTACGGCAATCCTCTCCCTAATAGTGCTGGGAATACTGTTGGATCTCAGGATTCAACACTGCGCACGCTCCAACTTCTGGGTCGCGTCCTCATATACGTGGCCATTGTTGTGTTTGTAGTGCTATCGTTTTTGGCCAACATCGAAACCAAATGGATAAAGGCCGAAATTAAGGGTGAAGCTAAAGAGCTTCGCAAACTAAGACGTGAAGTCGAGGAACTTTTATCGAAGGAGAAAAATGAAAAAGCTTCTGTACCTAAGCCTGGCATTGCTGGCGCTGACGGCCTGTGAAGACCGTTACCGTTACTTTTGCCAAGACCCAAAGAACTTTGCGCAAACGCGCTGTCAAAAACCTAATTGCTTGTTTACCCAGGACTGTCCTGAGTATCTTGTAGCACCTGTCCTGGAGAAAAAAGTTGAACCCACTCAATCCCCCTCGAACGCTGTTCCAAACAACTGAGGAACTGATCGCATTCTGTGAAGTCATGGTGTGGGCGTTCGTCGTCTGCGTCGTGATGCTTGTGTTTGGTGGCTTGGTTTTCACCATGCTCTATTCCGTGACCTTCGTGCAGCAGCCGCTGAAAACGATGGCACCGATCGACATGGCCTATACCAAGATGCTGAACGACATCGTGTTGCTCATGACGGGTTCGATCACGACCCTTATCGGTATGCGCGTAGCCAAGAAGGCATCAGAGATGATCGCCAACAAGGTGGCCCCCATCCTTGTTCCCCAAGCTGCAGCTGCCGCGGCAACTATTCCTGGGGTTGTGACGACGCCTGCGAGTACCTCCCCAAACGGTCCGGTAGCTGAGGCCCCAAAGCCAAGTGTAATGCCGGACTGGAATTGGATGGGCTGGACCAACCCGCAGCTCGATGAGAACTGGACACCGCCCCCTCCTCCCACGACGCCTGCGGATCACCGAGAGCCTGAAGAGGATCTCCATGACCTTGCCGTGGCGCGCGCTGAGCAAAGGAGCACCTGATGCCTAAGCTTCCCAATACCTACGTTGTGATCGGGACGCTGTTGGTGGTCATTGGTTTGTACCAGTATGGCCACCACAAGGGCTGGGCAGAGCGTGATGCCGAGATGCAGTCTGAGATCGCAACCAAAAATGAAGAGGCTCGTGAGCGTGAAAACACCATGCGCACTGAGCTCGACAACACACAAAAACAACTGAAAGAAGCCAATGACACCGTTGATCAAAAACAGTCTGCTCTGGATCGCGCTATCAGTTCTGGCAGGATGCGCCTCCGCTCCTCCAGTTGCGTACAAGCCAGCGCAAGTCCCACCGCTCCCGCCGTCGATCGGAATGAAACTCAAACCGAATCTGACCGAGAGACTCTCCGACTTATTGCAGCCATCGCAGCCGACGGCGATAGAGCCATCGTTCAACTCAACGCCTGCATCGACGCCTACAACGCAGTCAGGGAGCAAGTAAATGGTCACTGAATCCCAACTGCAAAGACTCCACATCGATCCCAAGTTGTGCGGCGCGCTGAATGAGACGTTTGCGATGTTCCACATCGACACGCCTCGTCAGCAAGCAGCCTTCTTGGCTCAGTGCGGACACGAAAGTGGCAACTTCACGAAGCTCGAGGAAGACCTGCGCTATCGTGGAGCGACTTTGTTCAAGATGTTCCCCAAGACGCCGAAACGTCCCTGGGGATTTGTGGACTTGGCCGAAGCCACGAAGTACCAGGGTCACCCTGAGCGCATTGCTAGCCGCATCTACGGTGGCCGCATGGGCAACCGTGATGAGGCATCAGGCGATGGCTGGTTGTACCGTGGCTCAGGCAACATGCAACTCACCGGTGCTGCGAACTTCTACCATGCCGGCAAGGCCTTGGGTGTCGACTTCGTCAAGAACCCTGATCTGGTGCGCACACCGGAATGGGGTCTGAAGACGGCCGGTTGGTACTGGTCCACCCACAAGTGCAACCAGTTGGCCGAGAAGTCAGATTGGGTTGGTTTGACCAAGGCAGTCAACGGGGGCCTGATTGGCTACGATGACCGCGTCAGTCACACTGCCCTAGCACTGAATGTGCTTGCCTGATGTGAAAGAAAAAGCCCCTTCGGGGGCTTTTTTATTGGGGCACCATGTCACCGAAGTAGGACATGGGTACCGCCATCAGCTCTGAAGCATTGACGAACGTCGTGTACTCGCTCCAGGGTTCCTCAGGAGTAAAGGCTAGAACCTTCACACGAGCCCCTGTTTCGAGCGCTATGACGTGCATTCCGCCCCAGAGGTACCGATGCCCCTGCCGAGCAATTTGAGGGCCTTCTGGGCCCGTTACGAGCCCTTTGTTCCATCGAACCACGGGTTTGATATGGCAGGAGTGGTGCAGCACCGAATTTCCCTTGGCGCCTTCCCTGTGCACGGTGTACTTGATGCCACCCAGTGGTGATGGGGCGGCTGCGATCAAGGTGAAGCGCTGGCCGGTACGGACCAGGTAGAAGTCGAAACCAACAGGCAAGAGCCTGAGGGTCATAGGCTTTCTCATGTCACCCACCTTTGCTCAATGGAGCACCAAACGACGTGTTCAGATTCGGTGATGACATGGCCAGCCATGACTTCGTCGACCTGACCGCCCAAACGGAAGTAGCGATCGTCACGGAAGCACATGAGGTGGTCGCCCTCCTCGAGCACGACGGTGACTTCTCGTTTACCTTGTCGGTTAAGTTTTTCTTTGATGATTTTCATTGGACCAGTCCTTTCACAGGCTCTCGGAGTGGGTCTGGGTACTCCATGATGTAGTTGAAAGCAATACGATCTTCTTGCATTAGGTGCGCGCCAATTTCGTACTCACGAACAAACGGCACCCCGTTTTTGTAGGTGCCGTGGACTGTGAGCTTCTCGACGTAGAGAGGCTGGGCAGTCTGGATTGCTTCGTTCTCTTCTTTGCTGAGTGGCTTAGTCGAGTCGAACATGTGGAGTCCGATCTTTTAAGATGCCCACACAGCCTTGAGTTGGTGGCTTGTAGGGCACGCGCTGGTCACCAATGCGCGATGGCACTGCAAGAGCATCTTCAGAGCCTGGACGAAGCGCTGGCTTGGATGGAACGTAGTAGGCCTCATGACGAAGACCGAGGCGGGTGTTGTTGAATGAGTTCATGGTATTGAAAATCTAAGGGTGAATGGGGCGTAGTGAAATGCTGCGTACAGCATGATCAAACCAATAGAAGAAAGAACGCCTCCGAGTGGTCGATCAAAGAAGTACACGCAGCAGCCAGCAATGAAGAACTGAGCACCAATGTACGTGAGCACGGCGATACCAAGCCAAATGATGAAAAGCATGGTCAGAGTCCTTCTTCGAGATAGACGATTTTGGTTTTTGGCTTGCTGAGCTGATAAGCCCGGGGGAACTCTTTGAGATTGTGAATGTGCCGATGCACTTCAACATGTTCAGGTCCGGTCTCGCAGCGCCACCAGACTTTGTCATCAAGAGTCACGTACCCGTCTAGGACGGGGAAATATTCTTTCTTTTTCAAGCCAAAGACGGTAGCAATCTGGTTCAGTTGCGCTTCGGTGAGAAGCGTTGATAGTTGGGCCGGATCAAACATCATTTGACCTTTCTGATTTCAATGCACAGCGCTTTTTTGAAGTCGAAGCGCTTGTCGAGTTCTTCACCGACACGCTGGCATTCAGCTTTGTCAGGCATGTCGGGAATGATGATATTGCGGGTGGGGTAGGTAGGGCTGCTGCCAGAAACGGTGGCCACAAGAATCCAGGTGGAAATGATCATTTGCAGCCCTCCACAGTCAGGCCGGCGGAGTGCCGAAGACAGTCCCAGACGTCGGGCTCGCCTTGGAAGAGGAATAGCAGGATCAAAATCAGGATCCAGAAACGGGTGTCGTCGCGGCTCATGGCTTGCTCCTCTGGGGGCAGATGCCGTCGGGAGTCAACATGCAAGGCTCTTCGGGATGGCAAAGGGATGAACACTGGCTGGGAATAGGAACGTGTACACCGAGTGCTCGAGCAAACTTAGTTAGTTGCTCGTAGGTCATGGAGACCCCTTGCACGGCGCGCAGTGGGGGCGGGGAGTAAGGTACGGCACCGCAGTTGAAGGCAAGCGTGCGCAGTTGTTCTTGGTTCATGGGGAACTTTCAATGCACAAGTCAGAACTTGTTGTTGGGGTCAATTAGGAGTACTAGGCGAAGCTCCCGTTGAGCGATTTTGGATCGCACGGCAAGCTCTCGCTGGTGGGCGTAAGTAACGCAGTCGTTGCAAGGCGGGGCGATGTGGCAAGAGCAGTTCTTTTCTGGTACCGAACCGCACGCGTAGTCTGTGAGCTCTTCAATGAGCTCCAACAGCGAAGCCGTCCGGATCACCGCATAGCCCTCAGCTTGAGCATGTAGCCCATGGTGTAGAGCTTAGCCCAAGATTCGAGGCGCCCACTCTCCTGAGCCAAAGGCAAGACGCGCAGTAACTCACGAAGAGTGGTATCGGCCGCTTGAACAAGTTGATCTCGACTTGGCTTAGTGTCCATAGAGTTCAGCCTGTTGACAAATGTGCTCGTCATGAGCAGCCTGGTGTTTGGCTTCTAGCATGGCAAAGGCCTCGGGATCTACAAAAGCCAAGCCCTTGTCAGGCAGCGGCATGTTGAAAATATTGGCCCATGCGCTGTTTCGGACGTGAATTACACGGCCGGTGCGCTCGGCATCGAGCAAAGATTGAGGGCGGTTTTTAACTTCGATCAAGGCTGTAAACCCGTCATGACAGAGTTTCTGGTGCTCCTCACACATTTTGAAGCCAGCGAATTCTTTGGCGGTCAAGGTGTTTCTTAGCCGGCGGTCAAGTAAGACCACAGGATCGTGTTCGACGCCACAAACTGGGCAGACATGGTGGGCCATGCCGACGTGGGATTTTTCCATGATTGGTCCTAAAATACAGAGGTCTTTTCGAAAGGATCCTCTATGTCTTGTGGTGAAATGGTAATGCGGCTTTTCCATGCCCGCACTGCTGCGCACGTTGCGCATTTGCAAACCCGTTCCTATGCGGAACACAAAGCCTTGAATGAGTTCTATGACGGCATCGTTGGTCTAGCCGATGATTTCGCTGAAACCTATCAAGGCATCTTTGGTTTGATTGGTGATTACCCAGCACTGTCTTTGCCTACTGGCAAAGCCTGTGATTGGATTGAAGCTCTTCGTGCGTGGTTGAAGCAAAGCCGTGCGGCTTGCTGCAAGGGTGAAACCACTCTTGAGAACATCCACGACGAAATTCAAGCCCTGTGTGCATCGACCTGCTACAAGCTGCGCTTCTTGGACAGCGG